CTAAAAGGCGTCACGCCTCATCAGCCAGCATCGCACCGTAAGGGTGGTCATACAGAGCCTGACTGATCGGGTATTGTGACGGACTGAGTTTAGTGTCGCGAAACACTCAGTCAACGTACTCCTCGGGTGCCCAAAGACGTTCGTGATCACTCAGGAGTGAATCACCGAACATGGATGTCTCCAGGGTCCGGTAGGAGTCGGAAAATTGGTCGTACGCGCGCGACTGGGCGTAGTCGTACGAAGGGGGTTTGAAGAACGGGAATATGCCACGTGCGCGGATCGCGTCAGCGATCGCAGCACGCACGTTCTCATATTCACCGCGGTCGAGGCCGGCGAGCGTTAGAAAGACGCCGATCAAGTTGGAACGAACGGCAAGCGATGGTGAACCGCAGCGGCGGTACCAATAGAGCGATTTCATCCACACGCGGACTTCAGGAGCTGCGATCCACATTCGACCACGCTGGAAACGGGGCCGGTGGCGCAAGAAGACGAGGTCGCTCATTTTCTTCCAGGTGATTTCGCCGGTCTTCGCGCCGTCAGTAGCTGTCATGCCGTGAGACGTGAGGACACGAGCGAGGTCATTCGGATCGAACTCGAAACCGAGCTCAACGAGCCAGAGTCTGCGTCGCACCGTGAGAACGACATCGTCGCCGTAGATGTGGGGCCGGACGTACGTGTCGATTTGCTCCGAAGTGAGCTCGATGTTGTGCTCGCGTGCGATCTCTTTGAGCGCGAGGTGGAGTTGGAAGACGCCATTCCAACTGTTGAGTTGGGTAGTCATGGCGCTGCCGGACGGGTTGCCTTGGGGCAGACGAAAAACCGCGTCAACAGCGACGACGTCAGCACGCGCGCTTTCTTCGACGAGGCCGCGGAGGATCGATTCATCGCGGGCGTCGTAGTCAGCGAGCCTGATCATGAACTCACCAAAAGCGCGAGTGAGCTGCGGGAGAACGCAGCCGTCGTAGTCTTTGTAGTCGAGGTCGAGGTGGCAATCGCGCCTTTCTTCGTCAGCGATGAATGCGAGGTCATCAAGAACCAACTGGTTGAATTCGTTGGATCGCATGTTGATGCCTACAGCGACGGGAAGATAGCGGCGATTGGCTTGGAAGACGTAGAACGTGTTCTGAACGAGTTTACGAGTGGCGAGAACCGACGTGAGCGGCATGATCATGAAAACGCGCGTTTTGCCTGCGGCGACTTTCTCTTCGGTGACGAGCTCGTCTTTGAGCGAGCATATAGCGATGTTTGGCGATCGTTGACCGTTTGCAAGAGCGTCTTCATGAGCAGCGAGAGCCTGAGCGAGCTCGGAGTCGTTGCCTTTCTCAAAGAGCTCTTCAAGAAGCGTCTCGCGCTTCACTTGCCTGGTGACGTACGGAAAGCCGCTAGACGCAGTGCGATCGAGAGGAGCGGAGAAGCCGTTTCTGCCGAGGATGGCGATCTCGGTGGTGACCGGTTTGAAACGGCCTTCGGGCGGAACTAAGTCGAGCTGGCAAGCGCGGACACGTTCGACGAAGTGTGCGACGGTCTCAGCGACATCGCGAGCGGGCCATTCGACCACCGGTTTAGCATATTTGTTGACGGCTTCCATCGGGTTGACTTTCGCGATGTTGGCTTTGGCGTTCGGGCTTTTAGTCGAGACAGCGTAGCGATCGG